AAAATTGTAAATCTAATAATGAAATTGATATGGTAAAAGAATATATTAATTCTGAAATAGAAGAAGATTGCACAATATATTCAATATTTGAAAGAGTAATTATTAACAATTTAATTGAAAAACAACTTAAAACTTTAAAAAATGAAATTTGATTTATTAACTTGGATTTGTATTATAACAATAGTTGTTATGATATACAGAATTATTGTTTATATTATTCGTAAGATTAGATTAGGAACTTTGACAGGTAGTTATGTTCATTATAAAACTTCTCGTGGTAATATATTTGAAGTTGAGCATAAAATAAATGGTAAAAAATTATTTTCTGAAGCTACTGAAAAAGAAATTAAAATATTGAAATATTATAAACTTTTAAATTAATCAAGATGTGTCTCGAACTGTCTATAATAGACTGAAGAAAGTGAGTATAGTAAGTTTTCGTTCTCACCACATTTTTAAAATAAAAATATATGAAAAAATATTTATCAGCAGGTTTTGAAGCTAGAAGGTTTAAACGAGCAGTTCAAACAATGTATTATATGTCTTCACATTGTAAAAGTAATGTTACAATGTTATGTGGACCAGCTACAATACCTCATCTAAATGATGGTTTACTTGTTACAACTAATCAAGCTTTTGCTACTATCTTTATATATGAATTAGATAGAGATATATATTTAAAAAATAAAGCAGATATTAAAACTTTTAAATGTGCATCTAAAATAAAACTATTTAATGATGATATATTAAATTCTAAACTTAGTAGAGTATTTGATTTTGATGGTTGTCTTACATTAACACAAAGTATTGAATCATTTATGTTTTTATTTAATAGATTATATAAAGCTAAGACTAAAAGAGTAAAACATGCTATGTTTACATTTACTTCACGTGATCGTAATGGAAGTACAACAGAAGATAATATTCAATTATTATGTGATAGAATAGGTATACCTAATAATTTTAAAAGAGATATATCTGTACCTAAATTAAGAAAGTATGACCAACAGTTTGAAAATACATTAGTAAGTTATACAACTTATTGTGATAAACAACCAATGGTATCTTTTAGTATTCAATGGAATTTAACTAAAAAAATGATATTATGCCAAAATTAAGATATGTTGAGTTTCCATATATGAGTTGTGATGGGCTCACTATTCTCTACCATCGAATCTATTATTAATCAATTAAATAAACAATAAATAACAAACGTATGAAAAAATTATTTTTAACACTGATGATTTCTTTAACATTTATATTAAGTATAAATGCTACAACAATTGATTCTACAGCAGTAGATAACTTTCCAAAAACAGATGAAGTATTATCTGTTATGGTTCAAAAAGCTATGATTGTTGCAAAACAAACAGGAGATTTTATTATTGAACAAAGTCCATTATTATTACAAGAATTTTATAATTGGAATATAACTAAATATATATCTTTAATATTATTTGGTATATTACTACTTATTCTTGGATTCAATATTTATTATTTTTTTGGAAAAAGAAATTCATTTGAATATGAATATTATGATAGTTATCACGATAAAACTAAAACAAGAATTAGTATACCTTATAAAAATATATTTATTAAATATGATTGGTCTGATGCTATTCAAACATGGGATATTGTATTAAAAATAATCTTTATAATAACTGGTTCAATAATAGTATTTATTAATTTATATTATTTAATATTTATATTAGTTGCACCTAAACTATATTTAATAAATTATTTTATAAATTAATTACAAATTCCGAAATGACTCAAAGAGGTTAATGAAATAGGTAAGGCAAGCCTATTAAATGATAGAATGAAAAATGAAAGAAATATATGTTTATGATTTAGAAACATATCCTAATTTCTTCTTAGCTGTATTTAAAAATATCACAACAAAAGAAATAACACAATTTGAAATAAGTGATAGATTTAATCAATTAGATGAACTTAGACAGTTTCTAAAAAAACCTGGATTAAAATTAATAGGATTTAATAATCTTAATTTTGATTATCCAGTATTACACAATTCTATATTATCTAACAATAATATATGGACTGCAGAACAAATATATGTTGAAGTAGTAAAGATTATAAAAAATAAATATTCTTCTATATGGGCTAATCAAATAAAAGTACCTCAACTAGATTTGTATAAAATATGGCATTATGACAATAAGAATAAAAGTACATCTCTTAAATGGCTTGAATTTGCTATGAGATTACCAAATGTTGAAGACTTACCTTATAAACCAGGTACAATTCTTACATTTGAACAAATGCAACACGTTTGTGATTATTGTGTTAATGATATTGAAGCAACTGAAAAGTTTTTTTATAAGTCATTGAAACATATTGAGTTAAGACAATTTTATACAAATCACGAAGGGTTAGATTTGATTAATGCTTCTGAAATTAAGATGTCAAAAGAGATATTTGGTAAGTATCTATCAAAAGAAATGAATATATCTACGAAAGATGTTCAATCACTACGTACATATAGGGACCAAGTAGAAATTAATGATATCTTATTTAATTATTTAGAATTTAATGACCCAACTAATCAACAATCTTTAAATATATTTAAGAATCATATTTGGAGAAATGATAATCCAGAAGGTATTAGTTTTAGAACATCATATAAAAATGTTGTAAGAGAATATGCTGAAGGTGGATTACATAGTTTTGGAAAGACAGGAGTATATCAATCTGATGATGAATATATATTGGTAGATGTAGATTTTGCTTCATTTTATCCTCATATATCATTTAGAAATAAATTACATCCTGAACATATACCTGAAAAGGTGTTTAGTGAAATTTATGAAGGTTTTTATACTGAAAGAAAAAACTATCCAAAGAGTGATCCAAGAAACTATGTATTAAAGATTATATTAAATGGAAGTTATGGTTTATCTAAAGATGAGTATTCCTTTTTATATGATCCTAAATGGCAATTAGCTATTTGTATTAATGGTCAATTAATCTTAACATTATTAACAGAGCGTGTATTTGAAAAATTACAAAAAGATATTACTATAATTTTTGAAAACACAGATGGTGCGATGTATCATATTCATAGGTCTGATTATGATTTACTAGAAGAAGCTTGTAAAGAAGTTGAAAAGATAGTAAATATACCATTAGAGATACAAATATGTGAAAAGATTATTGCTAAAGATGTTAATAATTATATTAATGTGATTAAAGGTGATTATATTAAATTCAAAGGGGTATTTGAAATTGATAGAGATTACCATAAAAATCATAGTAAGAGAATTATATCAATAGCTTTGGCTAATTATTTTATTTATAATATATCTGTTGAAGATACAATTTATAATCATTTAAGTAATAGTGATTATCCTTTTTGTGATAATTATGGAATTTATGATTTCTGTTTAGGTGCAAAAATGAAAGGTGATAATTTATTATATAGAAGATTTATTAAAGATTTTGAAGTTGTAGATGAAGAAGTCAGTAAGATGACACGTTACTATGTTAGTAATGATGGATTTGAATTGATTAAGAAACTACCACCATTAGAAAAGAATAAATTAACTGATACTGATAAATATAAATTAAGCACAGATTCAAATCAATTAAATATTTTTGATATAATTGAAGATGTACAAATTGACCCAAAAGATAGAGAATCTAACATTGAAGCAAGTTGGAAATGTACTATTTTTAATAATTTTGAATCAAAGCCAGAAGTAGAATATAATATTAATTACGAATATTATATTAATGAATGTAATAAAATAATTAAAATATTTAAATAATGAGAAAAATATTCAATTCAACAACTTTTCTTATCGATATGATAGTAGATTCTAAAAAGTTAACAGATCCTGCGGAAATAGTAGAGTATGCGACTGAAGTTTTAGAAGAACCACTAACAATATCACAAGTAAAGGATTATTTTAATTATACAGAAGATTACGAAAAAGAAAGTTGGACAATACAATTAACTGATATATTTGATTATGAATAGAAAATCTGTAGAATGCCCAAGTTGTATTGGGGCAGGTGAAGTTCTAAAACATGGTAAGTATCTAAAACAATGTAGATATTGTGAAGGTACTGGTGTAGTAGATATTGAAATTGCAAATGCATTTCTTCATGAAAAGTTATATGATGAAGAAATATAATTAAAAACAAAAATAGAAATATGAATAAATATCTAGTAATTAATCTAGAGATTTTACTAAGTAAACATATTTCTATAGCAGAATTGTTATATTTATATAGTATTTATACAAACAATAAACAATATATAGATATAAACATAGATTTAGCTAAATTGGAAAAGCAACAATATATAAAAATAATAACAATAGAGAACAATGAAAAGACAATTTTACTAAGAGACAAATCTATTAAGCTAATAGAATTCTTAACTATAGAAATGAATAATTCTTTAGAAGAAAATGTTAAAACAATTAAAAAATCAGAACGTATTATCAATATTGATTTAGAAAGAATTGATGAATTTAGATTTAAATGGAAAGGACTAAAGTCTGGAGCAATGGGAAGTGCTCAAGCCTGTAAAGATAAATTAAATAGATGGATGAAAGAAAATCCACAATATTCTTTTGATGATATATTAAAAGCATCTGATATGTATATTAACAGTTTAAATGGTGATTATAGATTTTTGCAACGTGCAGATTATTTTATTTATAAACAAGAAAATAATCGTGAAGAATCTTCTAGATTATCTGCACATATAGATGAGATTGACTCATTTATGAAAGATGACTGGACAACTAATTTAAAATAATATATATAATGAGCTTATTTAATAGAGTATTTGAAAATTTAATTGAAAGAAGAGATAGGTTACTATCAGGGAAAATAAATTGTATTCCTTGGGGGTTACCTAGATTTGAAAATGAATTACCTGGAATAGAGAAAGGTAAATATTACTTGTTAACAGCAAATAGTAAAGTGGGTAGAATTTGCCCCTATAATTAGTAATAATTATAGCAAACTCAGAATCCTAGAAATAGGGGTTAATTAAAATTAGCTAACGGGGAAAACCTTTAATACTTATGAAAAAAACAACCACAGCCTGTTGTGCATTATGTCAATTAAATGATGTAAATGATGCAACCACACTTGAGCATTTTGAATATGCTCTTGCTAAACTTAAAAAACAAAAGGAATCAAATACTGAAGTTGGTATTACTACAGGTAATGGTCAAACAGCAGTATTTGTGATTGCATCTCCTGGAGAAAATATTTTAAAATCAAATCTTAAAAAATTAGGATTTGAAGCTAAACATGTTTTTGAAAGAAGAAAAGGATATCCAACAACAGGAGATTTACAAATGTATATTAAAAATCTATAAAATGAGAGAACATTTAAAATGGGCAGATGTATCATATACCGTAATAAAGGAAGATGGTAAATCAAGAAGTAAATTTCATGAGTCTTGTTTTGGATATATTAGAGATTATAAAGGTAGATCAAAACTTGCATCAATTATACTAAATGATATAAATTGTGCTATAACTATGGAATATAGAGATTTCTATCTTCAATATATTAGTGATATGTTATGTCTTGAAAGTAAAATTTTAGAAAATGGATTTAAATTTAAAGCATCAGATATAAATCATAAAAACTTATTAGTATTAAGTTTATTAAGATTTTTATTTGAAAATATGGGGTGTTTAAATCCTCATCTTGATGTAGTAAATTTGTTTTTAAAACCATTAAGAGATGATGAATGTCCATATACAGATAAACTTGAAAGATATTGCTATTTTTATAGTTTAATACCTCAAGATGGTTATTGGCATGATAGTCATTGTTGGAAACCTAAAAGAACTGCAATTAAATCTACAAAAGATTATTTAGAATGTAAAGAATTGTGGAATGTTAATTCATTTTTTGAAAAACAACAATAATATGAGTAATAAAGAAAATCCCGTGCCGTCACTTGATAATATAATAAAAGCTGCAATTTATACACTTAATAATATACCTAATACTCCTAATGTAGGACCAAAAGGTGAATCAAGTTATGAAGTTATAAAAAGTTTAGAAATATATTTACAAAACGGTGTAGAGACTAAATAAAATTAAAATATATACAATGAAAAAGAAATATATGGGAAAATATACCAAAAAACAATTATCAATAATAATTGGAATGGTATTAGGAGATAGTTATATAACTAAATTTAGAGAAAAAAGAACAAATTCATATTTAAGTACACAACATTCTATAAAACAATTAGATTACGTAGAATATAAAATGAATTTACTTAAATCATTAGGATTTGAAATATCAAAATTATATGATGTTTCTATAATATTTAAATCTATTAGATTTGATTGTAGAAATCCTCATCTATTTAATCAATTGCGTAAAACTTTATATCCTTGTAATAATAAAATCATTAAAAGAAAATGGTTAAATTATTTAGATGAAAAAGGATTAGCAATATGGTTTATGGATGATGGTTCTTTAACAAAAAGAGGTAAAAGTGGTTATATGTCATTACATACTAATTCTTTTAATAAAAAAGAACATTATATAATTATAAAATATTTTAAACAACAATGGAAACTTAATCCTATTTTGAGGGTAGTTAAAAGAAAAGACCAAAAACAATCTTATTTTTTAACATTTAATCCTAATGAAACTCGAAATTTAATTAATATAATTAAGCCATATATTTGTAAATCAATGTTATATAAGGTAGATTTTATGTGAAAAGAGTTTCCAATTTATATTGGAAAATGAGATAGTCCGAACTATATGGTGACATATAGAGTTAAACAGAAATGATTTAACTTATCAAATAAATTAGAAATTTAAAAATATGAAAAAAAAGGATATTAAAAAACAAATAGAACCAGCTAAACTTATTATTTTATCATATTTAAATGCTAAGTATTTAAAAATTCTTGATACAGACATTAGATATGATAATGAAAGTTACGATTTATTACCTCGTCAACAAGATAAAATATTTATAAAAGGATATACTGGTGTAACAGTAGATTATATTCGTAAATATTTATTTAATAATAAAGTTAATAAAGATATATTAATATCAATATTAATGGATTTATTAAAAGAAGAAAAAATTAATGTAATTTATTGTCATAATGTTAAAAGATTAGTATTTGAAAATAGAAAATATACTAGACATTCTTTATTTACTTTAAAATATTTTATAGATTATATGGTAAATAATGAAGGATATAACTATTATGATGAAGCTAAAAAGTTTTATAAAGTATATAGTATTTTAAAATCTAATTTATTTGATAATAACAATGATTGAAAACACAAATAACCGATTGGTTATTTTTTCTCAATACTATTCAACAAGTAATAGATAATAAATTAAATATTAAACTTAAAATATTTTATTTTTCTTTAGAAATGTCAAAAGAAGAGAAAATGTTGGCTGCATTCTCAAACATCCTCTATATAAAAGAAGGAGTTAGAATTGCACCAAAAGATCTTCGTAGTACTAAAGCTGATAAAATTTTAAGTGAAGAACATTTACAACTAATATCAAAATATCAAGATTATTTCGCTAGAATAGAAGAAATAGTATTATTTATAGATGATATTAGAAATCCTACAGGAATATATAAATTTGTAAGAGAATATGCTTATGCCAATGGCACTCAGCATAGAAAAAGCATAGAAATGAATGGGTCGACTATAGAAATCGATGATTACTATGAAGCAAATGATCCAGAAGAATATGTTATGATTATGATTGACCATATAAGTTTAATTTCCACAGAAATGCAAGGTGGAAAACAAATGAACTTACATGAATCAATTGTAAAACTATCTTCTGATTATCTTATAAAACTTAGAAATAAGTATAATTATATTCCTGTAGTGATACAACAACAAGCATCATCTCAAGAATCTGTAGAAAATATGAAAGTCGGTAGATTAAAACCTACAATGGATGGCTTAGGTGATTGTAAACTCACACAGAGAGATGCTAATGTTATATTAGGATTGTTTAGTCCTTTTAGACATGAAATAAAAGAATACTATGGATATGATATTACTTTCTTTAAAGATAATATTAGATTTTTAGAAATTCTAGGTGGTAGAGAAGGTGGTGGTGGAACAACTTGTCCATTATATTTTGATGGAGCAGTTAATTATTTTACTGAATTACCTCTACCAAGTGATGATAAAAGTTTAACAAAATTTGTTAATTTTATTAAAACAATAATAAGAAAAGACATATAATTATGTTAGGAAATAGATTTAATAATAACAAATTAAAATGGTCTTTAGTCAGTTGGAAAGCATTAGAACCTTTAGTACAGGTTCTAATGTTCGGAGCTGAAAAATATGATGACCATAATTGGAAAAAAGGGTTAAAATATACAGAAACTTGTGAAAGTTTACAACGTCATTTAAATTCTTTTTTAGAAGGAGAAGATAATGATAAAGAAAGTAAATTATCACACGTGGGACATATTTTATGTAATGCAATGTTTCTATCATATATGACTTTATTTAGAAAAGATTTAGATGATAGATATATAGATAAAAATTTTAAAAAATAATAATTAAATAAAAATGAGAGAACATAGTGATTATCATTGCTATTATTTTATTGATATTGGTAAAAAAGATTTAGTACAAATTAGTAATACTGCTTGTTGGGCTGGAATAAGAGATCCAAAAGACTATTATTATTATTCAAATACTAAAATAGATCATTGGGGTAGTCGTGAAAGGGTTCATTATAAAGAATCTATTCCTTATATTTATATTGATTTTTTTAGAACTAAACATAATTCTTTAATTAATACAAAAGTATTATTAAAATTTATTAATGAAATAACAGAATGTAAAATTGTAACTATAAATAAAAAAAGTTATATAAAATATAAATTAATAAATGATAATCATTATTATAGTAATTTAGTATTATTAAATTTTATTAGAATGATTTGGTATAAACCACCTCTTTTTAATCATGAACAATTTTTTAAAGATATTAGAAAAAAAGATATTACTATAGAGGATGCATTATATTTTTTAATGGATATGACTAAAATCAATGTTTTACCTCCTGGCAGAGGTTATGCAAATTATTTAGATCATTCTTTAATAACACCTGGAATAATACCAAAACATTCTAAATTATTATTTGAATATAGAGGTGAACGTATGGATCAATTTTTAATACAAAAAATAGAATGAGATATAAACAATTAAAAAAGATTTATTTAGCTATATCATATACAGGAATGTGTGAAAATAGTTATAAACAAGCTAATAAAGCATCTGTATTAATATTAAACCAAAGATTAAATGTATTTAGTCCAATTACTCATTCACATCCATTAACTTTATTGGAAGGATATACAGTACCTCATACATGGGATTATTGGCAACATATAGATTATCAATTTATAGATTGGTGTGATGAATTATGGGTATTAATACCAAAAGAAGGTATAGAAATGCTACGCAAATCAACTGGAGTAAATGCAGAGATTAAATATGCTAAAGAATATAATAAAGATGTAAGATTTATTGAAATTAAAGATAATAAATTATATTTCAATATATCTATAAAATGGTAAAGTAAAAATTTAAAACAATGAATAAACAAGAAGTAAACAGTTTAGAAAAATTAGAATTATATTATAATAAATGTAGAAAAATAAGACTTGAGAATACTACTTATAATGATATTCAAAAAGTTATTGATCAAGTTATTGAAGGTAAAGAAAAAACTTATTTTTCTAAAGGTGGTCATCAATGTGGACATGGTCATTATAGATCATTAGATGATGTTATTAAAGTTTGTAAATATTATTTTCCAGAATATTCTCTTAAACAAATATTAATAGAAATTTTAAATTATTCAACTAGTAAATCTAATATTGCTAAATATCCAAGACCTTTATATTTACAATTTTGTTATTGTGCAAATATAAGAAAAGATAATTTTAGAGGGTTTGCTACTTGGAATTATGATAGTTTTGAAAAAAGTTTACATAGAATTAATATATTAGATCAAGGTTTTATAAATTATAATATTACTTTACAAGAAATAATAAATAATTAAATAGTGGGGGTATAGGTCGGATGATGATGAAATGATAGAATTACCAATAAAAAGAACAGATGCAATTAGGGTTAATCCTAAAACAATGGTCATATTTAGTCAACCAAAAATGGGTAAAACCACAGTGGTATCAGGTTTAGATAATTGTTTAATGATTGACTTAGAAAAAGGTAGTGATTTTGTTAATGCTTTAAAATATGATGTAGTTAGAACAGCAGAAGCTGAAGGTAAACTACCTATAATTATATTAAAAAAATTAATTGACACTATCAAAGAAGCAAATGCTAAAAAAGGAGATTATGTATATAAATATATAGCAATAGATACAGTAACAGCCCTTGAGGACATTGTATTACCTTTAGCAAATAAAACGTATAGAGATACTCCAATAGGACGTAATTGGGTAGGAGATGATGTTACAACTCTACCTAATGGTGCAGGATATAGATATACAAGAGAAGCATTAAAGACAGTTTTAAATGAACTAGAAAATATATGCGATACTCTAATTATTTTAGGTCATACTAAAGATAAACTAATCGAAAGAGAAGGCAAAGAAATGAATGAACGAGGCTTAGACCTAACAGGCAAAATGGCTGGTATTTTATGTTCAAAAGTAGATGCTATAGGTTATCTTTATAGACATGAAAATGAAACAATTATTAATTTTCAAGCATCTGAAAGTTTATTATGTGGAGCACGTAGTGAACATTTAAAAGGTGTAGAAATAGTAGTTGCAAAGTCTGATGAGGCAGGACAAATTAAAACAGATTGGTCTCAAATATTTATAAATAATAAAAAACAATAATATAAAAGATGTTTGATTTAAACGAAAAGAAATTTGGAGGAACTGTTATTTTTAATAATGGTCAAGGTGGTAAAGTTGATAATGTAATGATTTCTGTGGAAAAGAAAAAGGCTGAAGATCCTGATACTTATCCAAGTTATAAATTAATTGTTGAAGATTCTAATGGTGGTAAGCTTAATGGTGGATTTTATTATCCAAAAGCAGACCCTAATAAATCTGATGATGATAATGCAAAAAGAGAAGTTAGAGAAGTAGGTAGAGTTGTAAGTATTGCTAAATCAGTAATGGGTGCAGACTATGATTTCCCTAAAGTAGGTAGTTCAAAAGAAGCTTTTGATGTTCTTTTTAAACTAATTAATGATAATGCAGGTGCTAAAAAGTATAATGTATTTGTTACCTATGGTACAACAGGTTATGCTAAAAAATATATGGAATTAAGATATTTTGATTTCATTGAAGATGCCTCTACATCAATTAGTAGATTAAGATCTAAGCCAGGTGATTTATTAGAAAGAATTGAGCAAGATGCTCCTTCTTCTGATTCAGCATCAGGTAATAATGATTGGGTATAATATTAATAGGGGGCAGAAATGTCCCCTTTTTTAAACCTTAATTAATATACTATAAAATTATGAACTTAAATAAAAAATTAGTAACAAAAGAAGGATTATTACAACACATTCAAGATATAGATGTTTTTAGATTTTATAGTGGTAGAGAAGTAGAATTAAAAGTAGCTATTCATTCACCAATAAAAGCTGAAGAAGCTCCATCATTTGGATATTTCATAGGAGAAAGTGGTGAAATATGTTTTAAAGATTTTAGATTAGGTGCAGGTGATTTTGTAAAACTTGTACAATTAAAATTTGGTTTAAATTATTTTGAAGCATTAAGTAAAATAGCAATAGATTTTGATTTAAGAGATGAATTTATTGTTAAAGATTTAGAAAAATCTTCTGGAACTTATGATCCAGATAATTTTAAAAATAAGAGTGAGATTCTAAAAGATATCCAACAACATAATCTAGGTAAAAAAAGAAGAGCATGGACAGCTCAAGATTATGCTTTTTGGTTACAATTTGGTATTGATCAAGAAACCTTATCAAAATATCATGTAGATCCAATTGATTATATTTTTATAAATCAGAAACCAATTTATGCCAATAAATACGCATACGCCTTTACTGAGAATAAAGATAAAACAGAGACCTACAAAATTTATCAACCTTTTAATAAAGATTATAAATGGTTAAATAATCATAATGATTCAATATGGCAAGGATGGGAACAATTACCTGAAAAAGGAGAACTATTAATCATTACAAAATCTTTAAAAGATGTAATGGCAATTGATAGTCTATTAGGTATACCTTCTGTTGCTTTACAATCTGAATCAATTAAACCAAAACCATATGTTGTTAATGAATTAATAGATAGATTTGAAAATATTCTTCTATTATATGATAATGACTTTGATAGTGATATTAATTGGGGCAGGCAATTTGGAGAGAAATTATCATCTGAATTTAATTTTCGTCAAATAGAAATTGATGAAAAATACAAATCAAAAGATTTTAGTGATTTAGTTAAAAATAAAGGAATTAAAGAATCAAAACTTATACTAAATAGTATGATAGAAGATGCTTTAGACTGTCCTTTTTAAAAATATAAAAATATGTTAGTAGCAGTATATGGTAGTTTAAGAAAAACATTATCTAATCATAGAGTATTAGATGGTGCAAAATATATGGGTAATTACGAAAGTGAACCTATTTTTAGTATGTTTGATGTTGGAGCTTATCCTGCAATCAAAGAAAGTGGTAATACTTCTATAGTATTGGAAATTTATAGAATTACTGATGATATATTATCACGTTTAGATACATTAGAAGGTTTTGATGTAGATGAACCAGATAGTTGTTATTATGTAAGAACAGTAATTGAAACTCCATTTGGAGAAGCTTATATTTATACTTTTCCTCATTCTACAGATCATTATAAACAAGTACAAAACGGAGATTGGACTGAATACACAACAACAAAAGAATTTATAAATGTATAAATATTTTAGACCTAATATTAGAAGTAGACATCCTTCACATGCACCTTTAAAACAAAGAGGTACATTTCCATTATTTCCATTTAAATCTGTAGTAAGATTTGGTTCTTTAACAGAGTTTAATGATGGTAGAATAGAACTTAATACAGTTGAAGCTATTAAAAATTCATCTAGTAAATTATTAATGAAAAAATGTTTTACTAATAATATGGTTAAAACTGCAGATTGGTGGTTATATAATACTGATGAAGGTATTTTTAATTTACCAAATGAAGAAGGTGTAGAAATGTCTCAATTACCTTTTCCTATTATATCTAAATCTTATTTTGGTAGTAGAAATCAAGGTAATAAAAAACACGATAACAAAGAATCTTTAGAAGCTTGGTTAGTAGGTAAAAACTTAGATAATTATCTTTTTGAAAAATATTATAATTATGCAAGAGAATATAGATTACATATCAGTAAAAATGGTTGTTTCTATACTTGTAGAAAAATGATTAAAGAAGATACGCCTCAAGAAGACAGATGGTTCAGAAATGATGAACATTGTGTATGGATATTAGAAGAAAATGAAACTTTTGATAAACCTATAAATTGGGATAAAGTAATTGAAGAATCAGTAAAAGCATTACAATCTGTTGGTTTAGATTTTGGTGCTGTAGATTTAAGAATACAGTCTTCTAGAGATAAAAATGATGAAATTAGAAAAGATCCTGATTTTATCATTGTAGAAATTAATTCAGCTCCATCATTTGGAGATGTAACATTAGGTAAATATAAAACAGAATTAACAAAATTATTAACACAAAAATATAATGGAGAATAAAAGAAAATTAAAAATAGGAGTGGATCGTGGTTTTTCTAGTGCATATAAATCTTTTTTAGAAGAAATATTTGAAATAGAAGCTGTCCCTTTTAAAACTTTATTAAAAACTGGTGAAAATGTATCTCTATTAGTATTTACAGGTGGAGAAGATGTAACACCTGCATATTATAATGAAGATGCAGGTAGTAAAACATTTTCTAACAATACTAGGGACAAAGAAGAATTTGATATAGCACGTATGTATAATCATTTACCTAAATTAGGTATTTGTAGAGGTTCACAATTTTTAACTGTTTTAGCAGGTGGTAAACTTGTTCAACATGTTAATGGTCATGCTAATGGAAATCATTTAATTGAAACCTCTAATAGACAAACTTTTGAAATTACATCTACTCATCATCAAATGATGTTTCCTTATATATTACCTTATACAAGTTATGAAGTAATAGCATGGGCAGATACTTTTAAAAGTGATACATATTTAAATGGTGCTAATCAAGAAATGGAAATTCCTGAAATGTTTTTAGAACCAGAAATTATATATTACAAAAATAAAAGAGCATTAGCTATTCAAGGTCATCCTGAAGCTTCTAATTGCCCAAATAGTACAAAAAAGTATATTTTAAAATTAATAGAACAATATTTAACAAAATAAAAATAAATAGACATGGTAAAAAATATTCTTATAGGAGCTGATCCAGAATTATTCTTAGAAAAAGATGGAGAAATTATATCAGCAGAAGGTTATATCGGTGGAACTAAAAATGAACCTATCCCAATTAGTGATGAAGGACATGCAATACAAGAAGATAATGTTTTGGTAGAATTTAATATTCCTGCATCTGAATCAGCAGAGGATTTTATAGCCAACATTAATTTTGTTAAAGATTATTTAAACGCCTTAGTAGAATTACAAGGTTGTAAATTGAATAATAGTGCTTCAGCAGTTATAGATAAAAAATATCTACAAACTGCACAAGCTAAATTATTTGGTTGTGAGCCAGATTATAATGTATATTTAAGAGCTATGAATGAACCACCAAAAGCAGGTGGTCAATTAAGAACTTGTGGTGGTCATATTCATATTGGATATGAAAATCCATCACAAGAAGTTAGTGAAAAAATCATTTATGCTATGGATGCAGTTCTTGGTTTAGGATCTTTATTATTAGATAAAGATGATAGAAGAAAAGAAATGTATGGTAAAGCAGGTTGTTTCAGATTTAAAGATTATGGTGTTGAATATAGAACTTTATCTAATTTTTGGGTAAAAGATGATGTATCAATGGCTTGGGCATTTAATAAAACAATTGAAGCTATTGAATTAGTTAATTCTGGAATTATTGATGAATTAATTAAAAACTATGCAGATGTTATTAGAACTACTATTAATTCTAATAACAAACAAATGGCTCAAGAATTACTTTCTAAATTTGAAGTAATAAAACAAGAAAAAAAATTAATTACAAAAAACTAAAATAAAATGATCAATATAATACTAAGTATACTAATAATTCATATGTTTAGGATAATAGTGTTTAAAGTACAATATACCACATTAAATTGTGGTATATTTGCTTGGGCAGGAAAAGATCCTAAACAATTTAATAAAAATAAATTAGATATTTTAGGAATATTTAATGAATCAAGGGGAACACATTCTTGTGGAATTTCTAAAGATGGTGACATTGTTATAGGAATTGATAAAAATAAAGTGTATAAAGATTTCTTATCTAATACAAATTATGATGCTCCTACTAAAATTCCAGTAGTTATTGGTCATACAAGATTAAGTACTTTTGGTGAACATACTCTTGATAATGCTCATCCATTTGGATATGGTGAATTAAATAAACATTATGAATTTGTTGGAGTTCATAATGGAACTTTATTAAACCATTTAGAACTTGCTAAATTAAATAATGTATCTAATATAGCTACTGTTATTGAAAATAATATTACAAAAACTAGAAATAAAATAGATAGTGAAGTATTATTAGAATGTATCTTTAAAAGTAAAAATTTTAATGTATTATCTCAATATAATGGTGCTGCTGCAGTTGTATTTACTAATTTACAACAACCAAATGTTATTTATTGTTTTAGAGGAGAATCTAGAAAAATTAATACATTAGAAGCAACATCTGATGAACGACCTTTATTTTATTATAAAGAAAACAAAAATAGTTTATTTATATCATCTATGGAAAATAGTTTATATGCTATAGGTGGAACTAAAAAAACTGTATTTGAATTTGAAACTAATAAAGTATATAAGATTACAGATGGTGATATTACAACAGTTATTAAATATAAAATAGATAGAAAAGATAATTATCAAACTTATTCTAGTTATACTCCATGGAAAAAACCAGAATATAATGAATATTTAGATGATGATGATTGGGAAGATTATCGTGGTTATAAAAATAACCTTCCAATAAATCGTGCAAAATTACCAGAACAAAAAGAATTTGTATTTGATAAAATTAATGCAATAAATCTAAATAAAGAAGTATATTTTACAAAATCTAGTAATTTTGAAAGTAATGTATATTTTAATAAATTAAGATATTGGAGAAATGGACATTTAATTACTGGATGTTTTACTTTTGTACCTCAATTTGGATTTTATTTCTTAGGACACGGTTTGAAAGAAAGTGATGATACATTTTATGGACTTGTTAATAAAATGTTTTTTGGAAAAGATTTTGTTAATCATGCAAATCTTTTATCTCCAGAAAATATTGCAAAATCAACGGTTCCTTTTAAAAGTAATGCTAAACATGAAATTAAATTTCCAAGTGTATATTATTTTTATAAGGGAGTAAGATTGCAAACAGCTTCTGATTATATTGCTTGTTTACAAATGGATAAAGAATTTGAAGCACCTTTTGATTGGAGATCCTTATCTCAATGTGCAGCTCATCCTATTATTGAAATTTCTGAAGATAAAGGTAGTAATGCTGGTAATATTGTATTAAAATTAGATAAACCAGTTACAGATATAGTATGTCCATTAGGTTCTGAAAAAATATATTCTTTTGAAGATGGTAGATGTATTAAAATTACAGCAGTTACTAAAAATACAAAAAGTTTACAAGAAGTAGCAGATGCTATAATAGCTCATGAAAATAAAGTTATAGAAACAGAATTTTCAATAGAAGATGAAGAGGATACTAAAATTATCACTCTTAATCTAGATGATGATTTATTGGAAAAAGATTTTAATGATATCTTTAAAGATAATTTAATGAAATTTCCAATGTATATTAAAAGATTAGAAAAATATAAAGATAATCCTAAAGCAAAAGATGCTTTACTAATTTTGGAAAAGTTTTTATGTAAATCAACAAAATTAATGGCTTACGATTTAAAAGAATAAATAAGATAAATATGGACGAAAATAAAGTTATTACCGTTGATGGTAGCGAAGAACTACGTGTTAAATGTAGAAATATAAAAGGAATCTTTTATAGAATAGGAGATTTATCTATAGAGAATTCAGGTCACTGTTATCTTATTAATGATAAATTTTATAAATTTGATACAGGATATATTGTTTTTGATCATTATTTAGGACAATATGTTATTAAAAATAATAATAATTTATCAGAAGGAGTTGTTTCTTTTGAAGATAAAAATACTCCAGTAATTGGATTCTTTTCAAACATTAATGCTAATTTTACTAGAATTAATCATAAAGGGTCAGAATGGAATTGTATTAATGATGATATATTATTAAATACTAATTTTATTGAAGATTTGAAATCAGGAGTATTTCATCATAGACAGTCTTTACCAAGTATGAGATTCATTAATATTGGAAATGTACCACAAGGTTTAAAAAATACATTACAATATGATTCACGTAATTTAACTAAAGATAGAAGTCTTATATATGATAAATTATATAATCCAAAATATAGTCAACAAATTGAAGACTATGGTGATGTAGTTAAAGATTTAAGTTTTGGATTAGAATTTGAAACTATTAATGGTTTTGTACCAACAAGAATCTGTGATAGATTAGGATTAATTCCTCTAAAAGATGGTAGTATTCCAGGATTAGAGTATGTAACTATTCCATTATCAGGTAAAAAAGGTATGCAAACTGTTATAGATAGTGTAAAAGAACTGTCAAGAAGAACTACTTATAATGATGATTGTTCTTTACATCTTCATATTGGTAATATTCCAAGAACAGAAGAGTTTTTCTTAGCATTATATAAAATATTAGTATTAATGGAACAACCAATGTATGAATTATTTCCAGTTTATAAGAAATATAATTATGGTGTTAAAAGAAAACATTATACTAAACCTTTTTCATTGAATGAAACTATTTATTTAATGGACCCAGTAATTAATAAATCAAATATCAAAAAGAATTTTGGTATATTGTATAATTATTTATCAATGGGACAAGATTATGCTAATGTTGATAATGATCTAAAAAATGTTCATAGCCATCCATCTGATCCAAATGGTGATAGTAAATGGAATATTAGAACAAGATATCATTGGGTTAATATGATTCCTCTATTATTTGGAAACAAACAAACAATAGAATTTAGATTGCATACGCCTACTTACGATATTAATAAAATTATGAATTATTTAGTAATTTGTACATCTTTAATTAATTATGTTAAAGATAATACAGATAAAATATTGACAGATTTTAAATCTGTTAGTACACTAAATTTAACTGATTTATTATATGGTAGTATACCAAAAGATACAAGAGGTGATAATAAATATGCAAGACTTCTAAATAGTGTATATGGTTACATAAATGATCGTCGAGATTTTATGTTTAATAATGCTAAAAGAGGTAATATTAAAGCTAATGAAGATGAATTTGTAGTTAGAAAAGGTATTTGGGATACAAATATGATTATAATTAAAAATCCACAACTTAAAATTATAAATGAAGATTTAGGACGTATTAATATATGGGATGTTCCTAGACCAGCATATAGACACGTACAAGCTGGACGAGGAGGTTTAGAACAATATCTTAATGGATTAGATCCAGTTAATGAGCTCCTTAGACAACAAATAGATAATCTTGAAATAGAAGAACCTATTTTTCATGATGACGATGATGATGATGAAAATGAAGGATTTTAATTAAAAATAATATATATGGTAGTCAAAAATAAAAAATTAGATAAACTAGTTTTAGATCATGATGCTATAGTAGGAAAAGATTGGGCAAAGGTATTAAAACCTTTGCTTGATTCTACTTATATGAAAAATTTACTTTATTTTTTAAATGAAAGTTATCAAATCAAATCTATTCAACCAAAGCAAAAACATATTTTTAAACCTTTTATTGACTGTACAGTTGATGAAACTAAAGTTGTTATAATAGGTAAAGAACCTTATAATAATGATGAAAATACAGGACTTGCATTTGGAAATCATGATAAGTATGGTAAATTATTCACTGCAGAATTATTAAAAATTATGAATACAATCATCAAAACAGTTTATGATGGTTGTAAAATACCAATTGATTGTACTTTAGAGTATTGGTCATATCAAGGTGTTTTATTATTAAATTCAGCATTAACTGTTGAAGAAGGAAGTGAAGAATCTCATTTAAATTATTGGAAAGATTTTATAAGACAAACTGTAAAAATAATTTCTAAAGAAAAACCAGGAACAATATTTTGTTTATGGGGAGAAGAAGCACAATATTTTAAAAAATATATAGATACAAAAACTTGTTTTATATTAGAATGTGAACACCCATCTACTGCTATAGCAGAAAAAAGAGAGTGGCGATGTGATCATTTTAATGAAATAAATGACTTGATATCAAAACATATGGGAGAAAATAAATGTATAGAATGGTAAAATGAAAAAATAATGATATGGATACCAGGTTCAGTACCTAGTCTAAAAAATAGTAAAGTTAAAACTAATAGAGGGATATTCAGTTCTCCTACGGTAAATAAATATCTTAGGAGTATTGGTATCCAATCTTTTAGTTCTAAACATAAAATAGTAAAAGGATATGTTGATAAATCACGTCCTAATCAGATTGAACTTATTAGAGAACAATTTGAACAAATGAAAGTAGGAAAAGAAAACCCAATATTTATAGGTTATCATCAAGTTAGAAAAACAAAAGCTTTATTTGATTTTAGTAATAGTGTAGAAATAATACAAGATTTATTAACTGCACATGATTTAATAGAAGATGATAATGTACAATTTGTATTTCCAATACCAATGTCTATAACTGGAGAATTACCTACTTTACAAAATTTAAGAACAAAACAATGGTACTCTGTTGATAAAGAAAATCCTGGTGTGTGGCTAAAGGTGTTCTAAATAAACTTTAATATATTTTTAGTAAACATTATTAATTCTTCTTTTGATGCAGAATTTTTCATAGAATTAGCTAGATAAGATATAATCATTACATTTCCAGATATATAACCTTTGGAGTTATCTATTCTGTCTAGTGATGCTGTATTTTTAGTAGTTCCAATTGAGAAATAATCTAACTTAATATTAAGAATAGGACAATAAATGGGTAATGTAAAATCTTCAATGGTTAAAGAGAAATTAATATTTCTTTGTTTTGCTCGACTTCTACTTCTTATTATTATTCTGGATTTTAATTTTTGTTCAGATGTATTATATTCTATTCTTTTATAAGGAGAGCTAGGTATTCCTAATTCCCTCCTGATTGTACAAATATGTACATTACTTATTGGAAGAAGATTAGAAATTTGTTTATTAGACATATTATTAGATACCATATCCTTTATTTGAATATGATATCTATCAATTAGTTTATTAACATTTAAGTTATTCATTCTTCTCCATTTACCAACGGTATATGGTTTAGAATTAGTTTCTAAGGCTATTGATTTATCATTATAGCCTAGGTCATAAAATTTTTGGAATAGTTTTATATTTTTCATATTACAAATATACGAAAAATAATTAACATATCCTAATATTTTTATACCTAAATTATAAAATGATATTAAAATATTTTAAAAATGAGTTTTAACATAAATATAGAAGAATATCTAAGTGAAGATGAAATTAAACAAGCTTGTGTAGAAGCAGTTAAAGACCACTCTAAGAGATTACTAGGAGTTAATGAATCTGCTATTTGTACTAAAATAGCTAGACAATTAGTTAAAGAAGAACACCAAGTATATATACAAAAGCATAAAGATTTACTTGATGAAAAAATAGTTGAATCTATTAATAAAATTAATTTAGGTTCTTTATTTTTTACAGCATTTGGTTGGGCTAATGAAGGACATAAACTATTATCAGGTTTATTAGTAAAGCATAGAGATTTATTAGAGAAAAAATTAATGAAAACAATAAAATAAATAAAAATGAATAAACAAATAAGAAATCAAATATTAAATTTATCTAGACTTATATTTAATGAAGAAGAATTCAATAAAATACTATATTATTTAGATGGTAATTTATTAGTTGATTTGAGATTATTTATAGATGAAAAAGTAGATTTATTATCAGCTATCTCAGAAATGGATAATTGTAATAATGAATTGAATCAACAAATCACATTGTGTAATGAATTAGAAGATATTGTAATTGATGCTTATTTAGAAAAAACAATGTAGATTATTTATGGATGATGAAGATTTGAAAGAGCTTTTTGGCTCGAATGAAATATTAGATATTGCGTTAAGCTATAGTAGAATATCAGATTATGATAGGAATGGACCTAGAGCTCTAAATACGCGAACAGAAGTAGGTGGAGAAGGTGTAAAAATAGGATCAATAACAGATGATTGGTTATTTGATAAAGAAAATTTTGAAGATAAATATTTTATCTATGAAGGAGAAAAACCTACTGCAACGTTAGGTAAATTAGTAGATATAATTCTAAAAAATTACAACGCCCCACCAACTAAAGATGAAGTATTAATTATTATAGAAGCTAATGAATTCTGGAAAAGAAGTAAATTAGAAACATTATTAACATATTTTGATATACCAGAATTTTGGGAATATTTAGAAGCACAATATAAATCAAGAGTTAAAAACTTAGTTACAACAAGTGAACTTGATTTAGGTAAAGAATTAGCTTCTGTATTAGAAACTCATAGTTTCTCAAAATATATTTTTGAAAATAATAATAATATTGAAAGAATAAATCAATATAAGTTTGAATATTTTTATAATAATATTAAACTAAGAGGAATAATAGATATAGTAGTAATAAACCATACTAATAAAACAGTACAGCTTATAGATCTTAAAACAGGACAAGATAATGCTGAAAATTTTATGAATAGTTTTATTAAATATAGATATTATTTTCAAAGTTTAATATATCAAAATAGTTTCGATGTTATATGTAAAGAATTAAAATTAGTAGATTATAAACTACTACCTTTTCAGTTTTTATACATAGGAAGAAAACAAAAGATGCCATTAGTATATACAGTAACAGATAAATGGTTTAAAGGTGCTCAATTTGGCTTCAAAACAGCAGGTGGGTATACTTATAAAGGTTTAGATGTATTACTTGATGAAATTAAATGGCATTGGGATAATAAAGTATTTGAAATGACAAAAGATATATTTACGAATAAAGGTAATATATTTTTAGAAGATCAATTTATAAATGTAGAATAAAAATATGAGTAAACTTAGATATAATAAATCTAAAACATATTTACTACCTTTATTGTATGACTTAATAGGAATGGACATTAGATTTTTTAATCATATAGATAATGTATATATTTATGATGACTTAGATAAGTATCAAAATTGTATATTTATTGAACATGATTTTTCTTTTAAAGATCCAAATTTTACAGCTTACGAAAATAAAATAACAAAAAGTCAATATTTTGTTGACTTAATAGATATAGATAATCAAGTATTATATATATTTAAATTTCCTGAAGAATATATGAAAGAATATAATAATTTTATATTAGGAAAATATTCACAATTTGGTACTGATGCTAAAAAATTAATTTTAGAGTTCTTTACAAAAGTATATCAGGGAAATCTAAACGCTGTAGATTTTTTATTAAAGACTAAACAAATATTATTTAAAGATAAAAGACTTAAAGAAAAAATAGAAAAAGATTTAAATGTAATTCTTTCAGATGAAGCTGAATTAGCTGATATTATATTGAAAGAAAATGAAACATTTAAATTATCAGAAACAATAAAATAAATTATAATATTTATTAAAAGAATAAGAGTAGGAATTGTTTTAAAAACAAAAATGATAGAATGAATAAAAAATTATTAAATTATTTTAATGGTGATAACCTTGCTGCAAATGTGTGGCAAGGTAAATACCAACAAAAAAGTGAAGAAACACCTGATGATATGCATCATCGAATGGCAAAAGAATTTGCTAAAATAGAATACGATTATATAATTGAAGAAAGAGAGAAATTTAGTATTTTAGATAATAAAGAATTTCAAAAAGAAGTCAGTAAATTGTCAAGTTATGGTGAAGATAACCTATTATTAAATGATGAGGAATTACCCGATGAGAAATTATTAGATTACTTAGAAAATAAAATATATAAATTATTCAAAGATTTCAAGTATGTAGTCCCACAAGGTTCAATTATGTCTCAATTAGGATCTGAATCTATTGGAAGTTTATCAAATTGTGTAGTTATAGGGCAACCAAAAGACTCATATGGTGGTATATACCAGAAAGATGAGGAAATGGCTCAACTATTTAAACGTAGATGTGGAGTAGGTATTGATTTATCAACTTTAAGACCATCTGGTGTAGCAACATCAAATGCTTCAAAATCATCAACAGGTGCTGTCTCATTTATGCATAGATTCTCTAATACAACAAGAGAAGTAGCACAAAATGGTAGACGAGGTGCTTTGATGATATCTATGGATATTAATCATCCAGACATTTTAGATTTTATTAAGATTAAAAGAGATTTAACACAAGTAACAGGTGCTAATATTTCAGTTAAACTTAATGATGAATTTATGAAAGCTGTAGAAAATAATGAAGATTATATTCTTAGGTTTCCTTGTAATTTATCTATAGAAGAAGTAATGCAAGATAAAGCTAGTTTTGTAAGAAAAATTAAAGCTAAAGAATATTGGAATGAAATTATCAAATCTGCACATAGTGTAGCTGAACCAGGTTTAATGTACTGGGATAGTATGATAGAGAACTCTCCTGATGGTGTTTATCCTCAATATAAGGCTATAACTACCAATCCTTGTAGTGAAATAGGTATGCAAGCTTATGATGCTTGTAGACTCATTGCAGTGAATCTATTTAGTTTTGTAAAACATCCTTTTACTGATAAAGCTATATTTGATTCTGAAAAATTCTATCAAAAGAATTATCAAGCTATGAGATTAAGTGATAACTTAATTGATTTAGAGATACAACATATAGATAGAATTATTGAGAAAATTAAAAATGATCCAGAAGATAATGAAATTAAAGCTAGAGAATTAATTCTTTGGTTAAAAATTAGACAAACTGCAATATCAAGTAGAAGAACAGGATTAGGTTTTACAGCTTTAGGAGATACTTTAGCAGCTTTAAATTTAAAATATGACTCTAAGGAAGCATTAGATATTATAGAGCATATAATGAGGGTTAAAATGAAATCAGAATTAGATTGTACTATTGATTTAGCTATACTTAGAGGTACATTTGAAGGATGGAATAATAAACTTGAATTTCCTAATGAAGAAAGTTCTTATGAAGACCAAGGTGCAAATAATTATTATACTTTTATAATTAAGGAATTTTTTCCTCAATTTAAAAGAATGTATAAATATGGAAGGCGTAATGTTTCATTCTCTACTGTAGCACCAACAGGTACTGTTAGTTTACTAACACAAACTACATCAGGTATTGAACCATTGTTTCAACCCTTCTATACAAGGCGTAAGAAAATTAATCCTTCAGAAGTTGTCAAAGTTGACTTTGTTGATGAAAATGGAGATTCTTGGCAAGAGTTTTCAGTATTACATCCTAAATTTAAAGAATGGTTAAAAATAACACATAAAGTTAATGATGAAAGAATTGATAATGCATCTGCAGAAGAATTAAATATTTTATTTAAAGATTCACCTTGGTATGGTAGTACTGCAAATGATATAAATTGGGATAAACGAGTACAAGTACAAAGTTTAATTCAAAAATATATTAGTCATAGTATTTCAAGTACAATTAATTTACCTAGTACAGTAACTGAAAAAGAAGTTTCTGATATCTATATGAATGCTTGGAAACAAGATATTAAAGGAATTACAGTCTATAGAGACGGGTCAAGAAGTGGTGTTTTAATTTCAAATGAGGATAGTTCTAAAAAAGAACAGCAATTTGAATATAAAGATGCATCTAAAAGACCAAAATGTTTACCTGTAGATATATTTACTATTAATAATCAAGGTAGTAAATGGAATGTAATTGTTGGACTAGTTGATAAAAAACCATATGAAGTCTTTGCAATACCTTATTTTACTAATAAAACTTCTATGGAGTTATGTAAACAAGGTAAAGGTAAGTATGATTTAATTAATCTTGGGGAAGTATATTCCGAAGACATCACTTCAGGCATGAATGATGAACAAGAAGTAGTAACTAGATTAATATCAACATCATTAAGACACGGAACTGATATAAAATTTATTGTAGAACAACTCTCTAAAACAAATGGAGATATGTTTACTTTTGCGAAAGTAATTACAAGAGTTTTAAAGAAATATATTAAAGAAGGTGCTAAATCAACTGTAACATGTAAGAATTGTGGTAGTAGTAATGTAATTTTCGAGGAAGGATGTTCTAAATGTCTTGACTGTGGAGATTCTAAATGTGGATAGAATATGGATGAAGCTATTAATAGATTAAACAGTTTATTAAACTGGAGTGACAGACTAGGAAGTGATGAACTTACAGAAATAAAAATTATAATTAAAATATTAGAAAGTGAATAACCTTCTAAAAGATAAAATACAACAAGAAGCTTTAGGGGAGTGGATTAAAAATGGTAAAGTCGGGACTTGTGAGATAATCACAGGTCTTGGCAAAACCTTTATTAGTTTACACGCTCTATATACTATGCCAAAGGATGACGTTGTTCATTTATTTTTAGCTGAAACAACAAGTAGAGAATTAGATTTAATAGAAGATATTAAAAAATATAATAAATTTTTTAAAAGAGATGTCTTTAAAGATTATAATTTAAAATTTTATTGTTATCAAACAGTTTATAAATGGAAAGATAAAACTTTTGGTTTAATAATAGCTGATGAAATTCAAGATTCAC